GGTATATGATGCTAATACTGGTGAGATTCGTGATGAACGTAAACACCTTTCGATGCTAGAAGATTTTTGGTTACCTCGCCGTGAAGGTGGTAAAGGAACAGAGATTACTACATTACCTGCTGGACAAAACTTAGGCCAGATGGAAGATGTTCTTTACTTTCATAAGAAATTATTAAATTCATTGAATGTGCCAATCTCACGCCTTGACCCACAAGGTGGTGGTATCATGGGTATTGGTAGAACAAATGAAGTTACTCGTGATGAAGTTAAGTTTAGTAAGTTTATTGCTAGATTGCGTAATAAATTCTCTCGTATTTTTGACGATGCTCTTCGTATTCAATTATCATTGAAAGGTGTTTGTACCGTTGAAGAGTGGGAAGAATTTAAAGAAGCCATTTTTTATGACTTTAAGAAAGATAATAACTTTACAGAAATGCGTGATGCAGAAATCTTGCGTGAGCGTATTTCAACAGCGACACAAATTGATCCGTATGTTGGTCGTTATTACTCATCAACATGGGTTAAAAAGAATGTTCTGCATATGACTCAAGAAGAAATTGACGAGATGCAGAAAGAAATTGAAGAAGAAGGTGAACTTGCAGCTACTGCTCAAGAACAACAAGGTCAAGAACAAGGTGGTCCGCCATCAGAACCAATTGACAATACTGTTGAAAATGGTGATACTGAATCGCCTACTCCGCAATTAGATGATGCGGTAAATAAGTATGCTTTCAATAAAACTAAATAAGGTATAATAGGAGATTTTTATGTCTACAACAACATTTATCGAGCAACTAGTAGCAGGACAAGCTGCTGATGCTAAAGAAACATTATCAGACTTGTTATCTGCTCGTGCATTTGAAGCACTTGATGCTCGTAAGCAAGAACTTGGTGCAACACTATTTGGTGGTCAAGTAGAAGAAGAAGTGGAAGGATTGGAAGAAGCTAAGTCTTATGGTGGTGGTTCAGATAATGCTGGTGGCCACAATGTATATTATACAGCTTCTGATGGAACATCGCAATCAGTATATCGTCCTGGTAAAAATCAGGGTGGTTCTAGTGAGCCTAGCGCACAATCAAACGCACCTGATCCTAAACATCCTTTACATGGTAAAACAGTAACTAATGGTAAAATAACTGGTCGATTAGTAGGAACATCGGCGCAGGGTAAATCTGCCCATATTAAAGTGGGTGATGCTATTCATGTAGTTGATGCTAAAAGTGTTAAAAAACAATCTATTAAAGAATCATAATCTGATAATGAAATCGTTACTAGACTTTAAAACCCTTCTAATAGAAGAAGAGAAATCAGACTATACAAAGTTTGATGCTCTTGTCCGTGCTGGTCTTGCCAATAAGGCACAGATTCAGCGTATGCATAGTATATTGGATAAGATGGGTGAAGAACGCCCACAATTCACTAATGCCGATAGGATGATTATTCAGAATTTGTTTACTAAGATGGTAGATTTGATTACCAATAATAAACAAATTTATACCCAAACTCGCCGTGCGGTGAGAGAAGAATTAGAAGAAGGTATTGTTGATACTTCAGATTACAAACTTGGTGTAAATGGACAAAAAGTTAGGTCGCATAGAGTTAAAGTTGGAGATACTGCACCAGGTGTTGGTGCTGTTACAGCACCACAAATTGGTGATGATCCAGAAGCTGATGAATATTCTACCAAATTAAAGAAAGAAGAAGTTTCTTATTTGGAAGAAGGAGTTAACCCGCCTTTTGTTTTAGTATTAAAACGTAAAGCCATTCGTTATTATCCAGAAGGCATTACAAATGTTATGTATTACAATGAAAGATTGAATCGTTACTTTTCTGTTCCATATTCATCGGAAACTCCAATGAATAATCCAATTCAAGCGGAGAATGTAAAGATTAAACATATTGATGGTACAGTTAGCACAATTGATGAACAAACGGCTGATGATATTGATTCCGTTTTTAAACAATTGAGTGAAGATAATCAAGTTAAGTTTTCAAGATTATTAAAAGAATCACCAAAAGGTTTAATTAAAGTTTTAGATTTTGTTTCTAAACAAACAACATGACTTTGATAGATTTAATATCTCAGAATAGATTGTCCGAGGCTAAAGAAATTATTTTTAATCGCCTTGATGAAATTGCTGCTGAATATTTGGAAGAAGAAAAGGCATATGTGGCATCAACTACATATGTTGAGGTAGAAGTGGATGAGCAATTAGATGAAGCTTCACCAAACATCGTTAAGATGGGTAGAATTAAAAAGATTCGCCGCCGTATTCGTAGAAATACCAACAACCAAATTGTTGTTCAAAGAAATAAAAGAAGATCAACAGTAAAAGGATTTAGAATTTCTGGTAATAGTGTGGTTCGAATACCAGCAATCCAAAGAATACAAAAGTCCAGAAAATTAAAAAGGTACTGGAAGACAAAAGGTAAATCTAAATTGCGTAGAACATTACTCAAAAGAAAAATGTCTTTAAGACGCCGCACTTCCATGGGAATAAAATAAAATGCCAATAGAAATTACAAATTCATTAAGAAGTTCTTCACTCATTCGTGTTGAAGGTATTGGTACATATTATGCTAACCTTGATTCTTTAGCTGTCAATACTAATGAAGTCATTAGTTCTGCAAATATTAGAAGAATCAATTGGTCGACAAACGGTAGTATTCAAATCGTTAGAAACGGTAATAATATTGTATCTCTACACAATGCTGGTGAAACTAAACTAGATGAGTGGGGACATACACTTGCAAATAATAATACATCTAATGTTGTTATTACGGTTGTAACTGGTGGAACATTACTTCTAGAAGTAACGAAGTCTGCTACTTACACAACACCATTAACAGGAATGTAATATGAAATTAATTAGAGAAAATATAGAAGAGGTAAAGTATATTACTGAAGCCTCCGAAAATGGAAAAAAAAGTTTATACGTTACTGGTCCATTTCTTGTTTATGATAAACCAAATAAAAATAATCGTATGTACGCCAAAAATACCTTATCAAAGGAAGTTGGCCGATACAACGAAGAAGTTATTAAAACTAATCGTGCTTTAGGTGAATTGGGTCATCCTGACACACCATCTCTTAACTTAGAAAGGGTGTCACATAAGATTGTTTCTTTAGAAGATAATGGTGAATGTTTTATTGGCAAAGCAATGATCCTTGAAACACCATACGGGCAAATCGTTAAAAGTTTTATTGACTCAGGTGTTAACCTTGGAGTATCTTCTCGCGGCATGGGTTCTCTTGTGCAGACTAAAGAAGGTTATAACATGGTGCAAGATGATTTCCGATTAGCAACAGCAGCTGATATTGTGGCAGATCCTTCTGCTCCAGGTGCTTTTGTTAATGGTATCATGGAGAATAGAGAATGGTTATTTGTTGAAGGTCGATTTGTAGAGATGGACATTGATTCAGCAAAAAAACAAATTAGAAAGGCTTCACGCAAAGAAATTGAATATGTTGCTATCAATTTGTTTGAAAATTTTATTCGAAAACTTTAATTTTATAAATAGAAAATACTAAGGAGATTCCTAATGGCATCAAACAAACTTTTCGAGGCAGCAGCAGATATTCTTGCAGGAAGCAAGAGTTCAGCAATAGGTATGCCTTCAGAAAAACTTCCAGGTCAAGTAGTTGATGCTGGTGGTCCAACACCTCAGAATTACAAATCAACTGATGACTCAGCTAAAATCAACCCATCAGATGGTGCACCAGGTAATGCTCGAGCACCAACAACAAAGCCATCAGATGCTTCACCTGATACCCAAGAAATGCTTGGTGGTGGCCAAAAAACAATGAAAGAAGATATTGCAGATTTGTTTGCAGATGATGATACCATCTCAGAAGAATTTAAAGATAAAGTTTCTACAATTTTTGAAGCTCGTATACATGATCGTGTTTCTAGAATTGAAGAAGAAGTAGAATCATACTATGCTGGTATGCTAGAAGAAGCTGTTGAATCAATTAAGCAAGACCTAACAGAAAAAGTTGATGATTACCTATCATACATTGTTGAACAATGGATGGAAGAAAATCAAATTGCTATTGAATCTGGTCTACGCTCAGAAATGACAGAAGATTTTATTGCCGGTTTACGCAACCTATTCGTAGAAAACTATATTGATGTTCCTGCCGAAAAAGTTGACCTCGTTGAAGAACTTGCTTCTAAAGTTGAAGAACTTGAAAGCAAACTTGATGAAGAAATCGAACGTAATGTTGATTATGCAAAAGCATTAGTTGAATCACGCAAGTCAGAAATAACTCGTGAAGTATGTGAAGGTCTTACATCAACTCAAGTTGAAAAAATTAGATCACTCGCAGAGAGTGTATATTTTTCCACAGAAGAAGAATATGAAAGCAAACTTGAAACAATTCGTGAGAACTACTTTCCATCTGGTATAAAGAAAGCTAGAGAAAGCCATCTTCAAGAAGAAGTAACTGATGGTTCAGAGAAGGGTTTCGTTTCTAACGACCCATTCGTATCAGCAGTTGCAAACGCAATTTCCAAAACTAAAATATAATATCCAAGGAGATATCTAATATGTATTTGTCAGAAGAACTACAAACAAAATGGGCTGCGGTACTAGACCATAAAGATATGCCGGCCATTAAAGACCCATATCGTAAAGCAGTTACAGCAGTTATTTTAGAAAACCAAGCTATTGAAATGGCTAAGTCATCAGGTATGTTGACAGAAGCTGGTTCACCAACAAACTTTGCTGGTACAGGTGGTTTCGGTGGTGGTGCAGCTGCAGCAGGTCCAGTTGCTGGTTTTGACCCAATCTTAATCAGTTTGGTTCGTCGTTCATTACCAAATCTAATTGCCTATGACATTTGCGGCGTTCAGCCAATGACAGGCCCAACAGGTTTGATTTTCGCAATGCGTACTAAGTATGCATCACAGGGCGGTACAGAAGCATTCTTCAATGAAGCTAACACACAGTTTTCTGGCGCTAATACTGCACTTGCTGCAGCTATTACAAACCAATTAACTGCATTGGCAGTTGCTGCTAACACAACAGAAACATTCACATCAAACGCTCAAGCCGGTCTTGCAATGACTACAGGTTCTGCTGAAGCTCTTGGTGACGGTGCTGCTGGTAACACATTCCAAGAAATGGCATTCTCAATTGAGAAAGTTACTGTTACTGCTCGTACTCGTGCTTTGAAGGCAGAATATTCACTTGAATTAGCTCAAGACTTGAAAGCAGTTCATGGTCTAGACGCAGAAACAGAATTGGCAAACATCTTGTCAACAGAAATTCTTGCTGAAATCAACCGTGAAGTTGTTCGTACAATTTACGGTACTGCAAAGTTGGGCGCACAAGTTGGTACAACAACTCGTGGTACTTTCGACTTAGACACCGACTCAAACGGTCGTTGGATGGTTGAGAAAATCAAAGGTTTGGCATTCCAATTAGAACGTGAAGCTAATACCATTGCTAAGACAACTCGTCGTGGCAAAGGTAATATCGTTATCGTATCTTCAGATGTTGCATCTGCATTTGCGATGGCTGGTCTTTTAGACTATAGTTCAGCTTTACAATCACAAGTTAACCTAGTGGTTGATGATACTGGTAATACATTTGCTGGTACAATGTTCGGTCGTATTAAAGTTTACATCGACCCATATGCACAAACATCTTCAACCAACGAATTTGCAGTTGTTGGTTTCAAAGGTTCGAATGCATTTGACGCCGGTCTTTTCTATTGCCCTTACGTTCCTCTCCAAATGGTTCGTGCCGTTGATACCGGTACATTCCAACCAAAGATTGGTTTCAAGACTCGTTACGGTCTAGTTGCTAATCCATTTGCAGAAGGTACTAATGCTGGTCTAGGTGCTTTAACTGCTCAGTCAAACAACTACTACCGTGGTTTTGCAATTAAAAACATCATGTAAATAAAAACTCCGTAGAGAGTTCTTTAGAGAGGCACTTCGGTGCCTCTTTTTTTGCATATAAATACCAGTATAACTAGTGAGACAATAATGAGTGCATTCACAAGAAATCCATCCAATCCAAATTACTTACACCCTAATAAGTTTCAGTTAAACTTTAGTCGTGTACCTAATCTACAATATTTTTGTCAGTCTATAACTATTCCTGGCATTTCATTAGGTGAAATTGTTCGTAATACACCATTGGTTGATTTATATTCACCCGGTGAAAAGGCCATATATGATATTTTGAATATTACCTTTTTGGTAGATGAAGAGTTAAAGTCTTGGTTAGAAATTCACGATTGGATTCGTGCTATGACTAAAGTAACCAGTTTTGACGAATATAAAAAACTTAGTTTATTGAATTCAAATGCAAATGCTCGTGGTGATTTAATGCCACAATTTTCTGATGCTAAGATTACACTTTTATCATCAGCAAACAATCCATTACACACATTCACTTTCTACGATATGTTTCCAACATCGGTATCTACATTTGTGGTTTCTGCCTCAGACACACCAGATTCCATCATTACTGCCGATGCCACATTCAGATATTCCTATTTTGATGTTGACAGAGCTACATAATTAGTGTATACTCCTAACAGGAGGATTTATAATGAACAAACTTGATGAACTATTAGCTATGTGGGCAAAAGATTCTGTTATTGATAGAACTGAGCCAGGCAAAGAACTAACAAACATACCACAACTACATAGTAAGTATTTGAATATACTTTCTCGTCACCGACTATTGGTGAGAGAGTCTGAGTTTAAGTATAACAAAATGAAACGACTGAAGTGGGAATACTATACAGGTAAATTAGATGATGACCAACTTAAACACTATGGTTGGGAACCATTTCCTTTTGTACTCAAATCCGAGATCACTACATACTTTGAGAGTGATGAAGATTTAAACAAATACTTGGCTAACAAAATTTTACATGAAGAAATTGTTGATGTATGCCAAAGTATTCTTAAAGAATTGCATTCACGAACATTTCAATTGAAAGAATTTATAACATGGGAAAGGTTTATACAGGGTGTATGATTTAAGA